GGTCAAGGTACTAATATTAACGGTCAAACTATTGGTATGCTAGTAGCACCATATCGTAAAAAAATAAGCACTCTTGCGGTCAATGCTGCCGTAGGGAATTACCCATATGCTTTTACCTTACGGTTATTTAAGGATACAACCCAAACCCTAGAGATTGCTACTATAAACTTTAGTGCAAATAATGGTGTAGGTACAGTTGTTTGGAATACCACTAATTTTCCATTATCGAATGTTGTTCTTGAACAACAGAATATATTGTCTTTAGTTTGCATTGCAACAACAAGCACATTGACACATATCTTTACAGTATCGTTGTCGTAACTTCGGTAAAGACGCATTTAACGACAGAGCAATCTAAACAAAGAAAGGACACTATTATGGACAAGAAATTTCATACACTGGCAGTGCAGATCGCATTTAACGCAATGCCAGCATCTTACAAAGAGAAGTTTTTGACAGACTTCTCTTTTGACCTTTTATTAGAAGCTGCCGACATCCCATACGAAGGGGACACGTTCGGAGAGAACCAATCGTTGCATCGTGGGCACTGTCTCAAACTGTACCTTAAAGGAAGAGATTTGCACAAGATCGGGGACAGCAATATCTTAGAAGAACTGTCCCTCTACAGTGCTGGGGTAAATGAAGCTTCTAAGCAGGGGAACGATCTGGTTGTCCGGTACAACATTGCCAAAGGGTGCCACTTCATTGTTGACTTAGCAACTTACTGCCACGTTAATGAAAGCACCTGGGACAAATACCATACCAAATTTGAAGATTTGTCTTCCGTATGGATCGAATATCATCAAGGATTAGTTGCAGAACTTGTCCAAAGGTATAAGCCTGACCCGATGAGAAGTGTACCTAACCGTTGCCGGAAGATTGCCGATGATGCTTTCTTTGCCAGCATGGACTACCTTCCTGCATTAAAGCGAAACGGACAAATCACTGACCTTCAATGGGCAGGAATGACCGTTCAGCATTGTTACAATCTGATGGACTGGTTTAGCACATTCGAGAAATTCCTCTAAAACGCCCATAAACGCAAGGTACAATCATACCGACCCATATGATCTGACTCAACACAAGGCATCCTCAGAGGTGCTTTTTTTTGTATAACGGAATCTAAAGGAGGAAAAATCAATGACATTTCCAATAGTAGTAAATTTAATCCCAGGTCTAGACAAGATTGCCTACGATGGCGGTGTGGGTAAGTATGTCGGAGTTGTAGCACATTCTACAGCTAATACAGGGGACAGTGCTGATGGAGAACGTAATTACGAGCTTACGACTTGGAAGTCGGCCTTCGTTCACTTCTTCGTTGATGATGTGAAGATTGAGCAAGTAGCCAGCACGGACTATGTTTCATATGGAGGAGGTCACACAGCAAATCACGCAGGGTTCGTTCAAGTAGAGCTTTGCCAATCTGCCGATGCTGGAAAGTTTGCCTCTGCCTATGCTAAATACGTTTGGCTATTAGCTTACTTGCTATTTGCTAGAAAGCTAGGAGTTACCAATAACGGAACTCTAATGTCTCATGCTCAAGTAAGTGCAAAGTGGAAAGAGACTGATCATACGGATCCGATTGCTTACCTAGCTACTCACGGAAAGACTTGGACAAACGTGGTTGCTGACGTAATTACTGAATATCAAAAAATGCAAGGAGTGATTTCAGTGACCGTTGCAACAAATTCAATTGGTACCCTCGTTATCACGACCAAAGCTGGTCTGAATCAAAGAGCAAGTGCTGGCACTTCTTCAGCCGTTAAAGCTGTAATTCCATACGGTGCTGTATGTAATACTATTGCCGTAGTGCCGAACTGGTATGAAGTTGATTATAACGGAAAACAAGGTTGGGTTTCTAGCCAATATGTAACCTTCACTGCAAAACCTGTTCCTGTTGTTCCAGTCGTTGTGGTGCCTGTAGTTGTGCCTGTAGTCGTTACCCCTATTGCCTTGAACTATGAAGAAGAAGTTATCCGTGTAATGGTCGGGGGCAAGCAAGTTACTGCTCTGACTGGGATCACGAAAGCTACTCTCTATGCAAAGTCTAATTTCCCTGGACAAATGGTGGTTCTGACCTGTGTTAAGGATAGCAAGAATTGGTCAATATCCGTCCCTGTAATCGTTGTTCCAGTAGTGGTGGTCCCTGTAGTTACCCCTGCTCCTCCAGTTCTTATTACAGAGGTAAATGTACCCATAGTTGTTCCAATAGCTCCAGTGGTGCCTGAGGTTCCTGTGGCTATAGTAATCCCTGTTGTGCCAGTACCAGTCATTCCAGTTGTTCCAGTAATTCCAGTGTTGCCAGGGGTTAATATCACAGACGTTATTAACGACCCTGACTTCATTGTGCTATTAAATCAAACCAGTGTATTCCTTAATAAAATGTTTGGAGGTAAGTAATAATGGATTTTTCATCTTTGATTCTCACGACTCTTCAAAGCTTGATCGGCCTCGGTGTATCTGTACTGATTCCTGTTATAGTAAAAGGATTGTTGAGTAAAATATCTCGAGAAAATCTCAGCAAATATGCATCTATGGCAAGCATTGCAGTCCTAGCTGTTGAGCAAACGATGGGCAGTGCTAGTGCCATAGAGAAAAAGAAAGCTGCCGAACAGAGATTGTCACAAATGGCTAAAGGTGCTATCAGTGGAGAACAGATTGATCATCTATTAGAAAGCTCAGTCTTCATGATGAAGCAAGAGTTTGACCTTGCCATTGCTCCAGTTGAGCCAGTACCCCTCACTCACGATTATAGCTTAGACCCAGTATCCCTTTTCGTTCCTATTACTGTCCCAGTAGAAGCTCCAGTAGAGACCCCTGTCGGCTAATAAAGGATAATAAACGTAAAAAGCCCCTCTCTCCGTATGATTAACGGAAGGAGGGGCATCTTTTTTTTTATTCTGCTTTCCAAGGGGATCCATCTTCATTTGTGATCAAGAACAGTTCATTCGGCATTACATTAAACCCACGACAAAGCTTTTCGATTGTCTCCAGCTCTATTCGAGGGGTTGTTCCTTTTTCATGAATCAGTTTAGCAATATGTTGACGATGCAGTCCTAAAAATTCTCCCAGCAATACATGGGATGGGAGGCCTTTTTCTTCTGATAACTCAGCAACTGTTGTCCTAATCATGGTGCCCCAGACCACCTTTCACTTCTTACATTCTAGTTTAAAGAATAAAGAATGTCAAGTGGCCCACTGTTTCCTACTTATATTCGTATGAATCTTCGTACATCTGTTGTTCCTTGCTCCGTTGACGTTCCATTGTATAGACCGAAATGATCTTGTACTCTTCAGTCTTCAGTGAGATGTAGTTCCTCAAGATAAAGTTTGCAGCCCTTTCTAACACAGGAGGAGGTGGAAATTTACCGTATTCTTTCCGATGCTCCTCTACATAATCATTTACTAACTTGATTCGTTCTTCATCGGTCATCTCAGGATCAGCAGCCATCCGAAGCTCTCTCCACTTCATCTTGGCCTTACTGGTGGAATGGTTCGGATCGGTGAAGAAGATCAATGCTGTTCCTCCTCTTCCTCATCCATTGAGCTCATTGCATCCCCATACCCAGACCAGTTATCCACTCCATAACATTCTAAAGCTATCAGCTTATCTTCTGCCTTTGATAATTCTATATATCTTTTCTCAGTAATTGTTATAGTCTTACTTTTAGTCATTGTGCAGCCACTCCGTTCAGCTCTCTATAAATCTTCAGTACTATAAGTTCAATATGCTTTGAAACGGCTTGCTGGCTGATCTCCATTGTGGCAGCAACCTCTTCCTGGGTGTACTCTTGTAGGAACCGTAAAAGGTATACTCTCTTCTGTTGATCAGTTAATCTAGCCTTCTTTGTGGCTTCCTTCATGTCTGCAATTAAGCAGACGGCATCTGTATTACCACGTTCAATGGCATTCTGAAAAGAAAAAAAGTGCTCAAGAATGTTTTGAACACTTGCTTTCGTGTATTCAATTTCTACGTCCAGTGCTTGCATTTGCTCTTGCTTCCTCTCTCTTATTATTTTGGTAGAACTACTTCAAAGGTTTTATATTGAACTCCGAATTTCTTTGCTTCACGAACATTGCTATGCCCTACATACAGATCCAAGTGAGAACCCTTGATAGCTCCTCCTCGGTCTTCAACGAGATAATGAATGCCAGTCTTTGTATCAATTAGGACCGTGCCAAACGGTATATCTGAGGGAGCTGCTATAGTCTTATAGGCAGTTGCTTTTTTGCCTGAAGCTGTAATGCTGTTCCCAACTTCTCCTGAGTCAGTGCCTGTGTAGGCTGTAACCATGAAGGTTCTTATATGGACATTAGACTTGGCTGATCTGGATGGTTGTTGTTCCATCTTGGGCAATTTAGTTCTGATCGGTTTGATATCTTCTATAGTCGGCACTATTGCTATTACTTGAATGGGCTTAATTGGTGGGGTTGCTTTCGGTTGATCGTTTCCCAAAGGCAGAACAGAGGCAGAAGCCACTGAAACTGTTATAATCAGCACTACTACCAAACGTCCAATCTTTCTTAACAAGACCTATTCCTCCTTTCCTTCTCCTGCTTTTTTGGCTTCTGCCTCTACGTGCTTCACGAAAGAATCAATTGCAGTGCCAATGACGTGGTGCATCTGGGGAGTGATATTATACTTAGTTTTCGGATGGCCTTTCTTGTGCCAACTAGTTACGATGTACCATTCGTTCGTCTGTGAATTTTGAATAAGTGTTGGGTTACATTGAATTGCCATTTTATTTACCTCCCAATTCGTCTAAGTTGTACCAGTCAAAATCCGCGTTATTTAGCGTGTAGCACATCTTGCCACCCCAACCTTCAAATGGAGTTTCAGTGCCAGCTAACATAATGCTCATTAATTTCTCTTTACTTATATAGGTGAACACTGGAGTTTTTGTTAGGTAACCATTAACCCAGATGATGGCTGCACCTTGTCGGTAGTAACTTTCGATCTGGGATACTTTCGCTCTGAACGTGGTAAGCATGCGGTTATTAAACTTGATTTCTACAGGTTTACCTTCTATTAGATAATCAGCAGCTGTACTAACTTGGTGTCCTTCTAAGAACTGTCCGGCATTCCCACAACCGTTATCAGTGATTCTTAGCTCAATTCCGTATACTCGGTGCATATAGTGAACATAGCGTTGTACAATAGCTAGTTCAGCAGCTGATCCAACTTCTATGTCATTGGCAAACTCAGCTTTTGTTCGGTTATCCATACGATAAGAGTCACAATTTGCTATCATTTGTTGTCATCTCCTTCATTTTAAGTAAAAAAAATAAGAGGCCAGTATTTCTACCGACCAATTGCTTTATCTACCAAAGCTTCTATGTTTATTTTTAGCCGTTCTAATGTGCCTGAATTGTCTAATACGAATGCAGGAGCTTCCCAAAGGTCTTGGCACTCTAGCTTCAAAGCTTCCTCTTGCAAAGTGCCATCCCTTGCAAGTAATCGTGCGTATCGGATCTCTTCAGGGCAGTCAATAAAGATTGGAACGTAATCCAACCCACCAACGAAGGTGTCATATTCGATCTTGTGCCGACCATCTGTGACCACAAATCTTTCTGCATAATCTGCAGAATTATCTAATACATTAATCTCTTGAATTAGAAGCCGAGTCCATACATCAGTGCCATACAACTTCTTGTAGGTCTCACCAATCTCGATAAGCTTTGCCCGATCGGTCCTGGGATTTTTCTCTAGGAAGAAACGAGTGTACTCAGCCCTAATATCATCAGCAAATGCTACTAGTCTGTAGTCGTAAAACTCTTCGAGAATCTCGGCAACGGTGTCTTTGCCCGATCCAGCCTTTCCTATTAGGAAGATGTCTTTCATTTAGTCACGACCTTGCAAGCTCCACAATTGTCACAAGGATGTGCTGAATGTAGTATCGGGAAGGCTAAACATAAAACTTGCCACATTCTCAGTGCAAGACGGTAATGCTCATCTTGAACGTGCTTCTTGCAAAGACGTTTCTGAAAATATTCATACCATACACGTATATTGCCAGCTAAGAAGAACTCTGTTTCTGTTGCTAAGGGAAGCATATAGGAAGCATCTTCTAAGGAATCGATCTTGATTAAAGATTCATACTCATTAAAAGCTTTAACGTAAGCCCTATCATATTTAGGGTAAAGCATAGTTGTTTTTGGAGTAATGCATTCAGCTTCACTCATGTCAATTGCTCGTGTACTACGTTCCATCGTGCTGAACATTCTACTCCTTAATACCTGAAGTCTAGTTTTCACACTGACTCCTTCTACCTTTAAGCAAGCCCAACCGAACTCCAGCACACTCATATGGGGCACAGGCTTTGCAACCAATGCACCTTCCAAGGTTTTTAATGTGCAGTCGTTTCCTCTGCATATACCTAGAGAAGCAATCATAGTTTCCATGCCTTGGGCATTATGGTCAATCATAATTACGTTCATACGTTCAAATCCTCCTGTCTTAGTAGTTCAGAGTTTGCTAGATCACTTGGGGCAGCACTGTAAGTTTCCATGTCGGGCAATAACTCAATTCCGAGTGCATCGAAGTAAGCTTGCACTACTAGTTGACTACAGATTGTCTTATGCTTAGATCTGAAAGGATTATACTTGATGTGCATGATCTTCTCGATTAAGAACCCTAGTAATTGAAGGAAGTTGTATTCCTCCCCGATCTTTCCCAGTGCATACCCGATGATTTCAACCTGTTGAATTACACTTAAAGGGGGGATTGGAGTGAATACACAAACATTGTTGTATTCTAAGATGCTTCTCCTTCTCACTCCAGTCCACCATGCTTCTACAAATTCCGTCTCACTAATTGCAAGGGCAGCATGAGTGAACTTTGACCCTTCTTCAAGCCGTATGCCCTCATCGATTAAGTCGTTTCCCCCAATGAATAGCAATACATCTCCAGCTTTCATACGGAAGGCTTCCAAGCATCATCGTCTCCCTCGTCTATATGCACACAACCATTACAAGGGGCAGCACTTTGATGGAGCAGATCATGCTCACAACTAGAGCAACGACCATACCCAGAACAATTAGAGAAGTCGGGCTTTTCCACCTCTGGTCTCCAAGAATCTGTATCTCCATTTGCAATGTGTTCACAATCATTACAGGGAGCAGTTTCCTCATCGACCAAAAAATGCTTACATTGAGAGCAACTACCATAATATTTCATATCCGTGTAGTCAACTTTTTCTACTTTAGGAGCTTCTTCTTCTTCAGGGACTTCCTTAGAAACCCAAGAATCAGTTTTTCCATTTTCTATATGGGTACATTTATCACAAGGAGTGTTTTCCATACTGGTATGGTAATCTTTGCAATAGAAGCACTCTCCATGCCCAACTTGAGTAGTAAGAGCAACTTTCTCTTTTTGCTCTTCAATTGGTGCCCAATTTTCTCCACTTAAGTTCCTCATAAGACAAACTTCACAGGTTTCTATAACATCATTCTTATAATCTGCATCATATTTACAGGTATGACACAGCCCGAAACCATCTACTTCAGTGTAAGGATTAGCTTCTTTTGCTTCAATTGCTTCCCAGAGGATTGGCTCTCCACTAGTGCTCTGTAGGCATTCTCGGCAAGGAGCTTGGTGAACAGGAGTATGATCATTTTTGCATGTGTTGCAATCTACCTTTGGAGCTTCAACATTGTCTATAGTGCCTTCATCGTCTATTTTCTCAACAGGTTTCCCCTCTGGCACCCAGCAAGAATAGTTAGAGTCACAATCATTACAAGGCTCTTCGTGCCCTGAAAAGTCTTTAAAGAGGCAGTTCATGCAATGTTTCTCAATCTCAACTTCAACCTTAACCACAACTTTTTCTTCTACAGCTTCTTCAGGCTGTTCCCAATTAGCATTCCTGTGGCAATCAATGCATGGAAAACTTAGCACAGGCACGGCTGCATGCTTACACTCGGAACAAAAGTGCTCATCGTCCTCATCTTCAATTTCCGTAGGTTCCTCTTGTGCTTCCCAGCCAGGGTAAGTAGATCCAATGCAGGAGGAGCAAGGGGCTTCCCAACCAGTTAACTTGATATGTTTACAATTATCACAGTCTTTTTCAGGCACAGGCTCTACTTCAGGTACAGGCTCAATGGCTTCCCCTTCTGCTAACCAGAGAGCATATCCTCGTAAATCACAACACACACTGCAAGGAGATTTGAGCACTGAAAGATCTTTAAATGAACAATTGTAGCAACCCTTCTCAACTTCTACCTCTTTTGGATCTTCCCAAAGAGAGTAGTTGGAATTACACCTAGAGCAAGGAGATTGAAAAAGATCCACATCTTCGTGCTTACAATTGTCACAATCCTTCTCGATCAATTCTTCAACCTCAACCTCAGGTTCAGTTTCACGATCAAAGTCATCACCTTGTTCTTGCCAGCCTGAGTTCATAATTGTGCAGAGGTTACAAGGGAATTGATCAACGTCTAGTTTCAGGGATTTGCAAGTATCACAGTCTGGAGCAACTTCCTTTATCACAACCTTTTCCTCACCGTACTGGCTAGGATCAATGTGCATGCCTAATGCTCTTTTGAGTGCAATGAGGCTTCCAACTGTTTGGTTAAATTCATCCGTAGGGTCACACTTGGCAATGCCAACTAAAGGGTAGAAAGGGCTGCCTTCCTTTTCGGTTAACACGGCTATTGTTATATTGTCATCCGTAACAAAGCTAACTGCAGCCCCACTATGTTCAATCAATTCTGCTAGTTCATCCTCGAGAAGTTCTTGCTTGGTCTTTTCAACCCCAGGAGCTTCAATCATCATTTCCAACAGGCCTACAAAGAAGTCAAGTTCGTCCATGCTGGCATTAATCATTGCCTCCAAATTTCTGATCTGAGCCTCTGCATAGGATTTAGTAAATAATTTTTCCATTGTTATTTTCCACCTTTCATTTATTCATTTCGTTTTAGCAACAACCGTTAATACAGCTCGTTCCGTCCGGCACTCTTATCATCGATCCCCAGTACTCTTCCATAGTGAAATTGTTAATTAGAGGTGAACGGCACTCTGGGCAAAGATTGTTTTCCTCACAGTAGGATTCGTTCCATTCCTTAACAAACTCAAATACTGCACCCAAGTCCAAGGCAGATACCACAGGTTTCCTATAATGAAGAATGTCTACAATTTCGGCATCATCTTCAATGTTAAGGTCTAGGAAATCCTCAAGCTTATTCTCCACTACTGCCAATTCCACCAATTCCTCTCTGTGTGTTGCTTAGATCAAAAGCTTCTAAGAAGATTGCTCGTTCTACTGGGGCAAGCACTCCTTGTGCAACTCGTTGTCCGACCTTGATCGGGAATGGCTCGTTTCCTAAATTCCAAAGTTTGATTTTGACTTCCCCTCGGTAACTCTCATCGATTGTTCCAAAGTGGGCAAGGATATCATTTATGAATGCCATTCCTGATCTCCCTCTTACTTGAATTTCGTACCCGAAGGGGATTTGAAAGGAAATTCCGGTGCCTACAATTCCTGAACTATTGACTGGGAGTATTAATTCTGATGTGGAGTAGAAGTCAAACCCTGAGGCACCTGGATCGGCATAAGTCGGTATTACGGCTTTTTCGTTCAACAGCTTAATTCGTACAACATTCACTCTTGTTTCCTCCTCAAATTAAAATAATTGGAATTAAAATATTCGGGTGGAAACTGAATTAACAGTCCCACCCGAATCCTCTCTACACCGAACCATTACCTCACTTTGATCGATTGTCACTCACTTTTAAAAGTTTTTTGCAATATGAATTATTAGTGAAAAGACTACCCAAACTGCAAAGGCCTGGAAGATGTTGATTACCAGTCCGAAGATGCTTCCCACGGAGACCAAGGCTGCTGAAGCTAACAAGTAGATTAATAACGATATGATTATATCCATTTAATTTTCCTCCTCTTTTTTTAAACTCTCAGACTAGCAAACAGTTCTGCCACACGACCTCTGACGGATTTTGTGAGATGGACGATACCAACTTCAGGCTCATTCTTCAGCTCATTGATAGCAAAGGAAAGGCCATTCTTGTCCCCTTTAAATCGATTGTCAAACGTCTGATCAACGTCCCCACAGAACACGATCACAGATCCAGAAGACACTCGTGAGCCAAGCATTTTGACTTGCTCTCGGGACAATTGCTGTGCTTCGTCAATCACGATGAATAGGTTTTTTAAGTCCCGACCTTGCATGTCACCTGGGACATCGAAATGCAATTTCCCCTGCCCCAGCAAGGCATCTAGAGTTACATCCCCACCCGATAAATTGTCGATGATCGGGTTGATCCAATTCTTCATTTTGTCATCTTTGTTCCCTGAGTAGAGTCCCAACGTCTCACCGACAGAGATCGGATGCCTCACTACAAACATCCCATCGTACTTGTACTGACTGACCTTCATTAATCCATATTGGAGGGCAGCTTTGGTCTTCCCTGAACCGGCAATTCCGTACAAAAACTTGATTGGAATGTTGTCGTTATCTAATAGATCAAATGCAATTCTCTGCTCCAAATTCTTAGGCTTAAATCCTTTGCATAAGTGATAAGAAAGAGGTGAACCGTCTGCACGAAACACCTCTTCCCCTTTGATCAGATATTCATTTATAGGACTGTCAATTTCACCTGAGTAGATCTGGTCGAACTCTTCATTAGTTACTTTCCGATATCCATCATAAATTTCCATCGGCATTGGCCCCTTCTGTAACTGTACTGTCGGTTTCAATGGTACTAACATCTTCTTCATCCTCCCCATCAAATTTTGCTATGAAAAGTGCTCCAACAAACATTCGATCCAAGCACACTGTTATGCCAGAAACATTGAGGGTGCATGTGATCTCTTCCTCATCTAAGCCGTTAAACCAACTGCTTATGTCTTGCTTCAGTTCTTCATTGGCTAGTACGGTCATTGGGTTGCCAGCAAGGAATGCAAAAGTAATTTTGTACATTTGTTCAGTCTCTTCAACTACCTCAGGAGGCTGTTCCCCTGGCTTAACTAGATGTAAGATAGACATGTTTGATTGTTCCTCCTCTTCCATTTCATCTGCATCGTCAAGATCGTCAATGTCTAGAATTTTGTTTCCTATCATTAAAGGAGAAAGCTTAGACCAGGCTTCCTGCCAAGTGGGGGCACTTACTTTACCCTCACTTAAGCTGCCATCGAATTTATCTTTCATTAAGAATTTGTAGTGCTTCATTACGTTCAACTCCTACGATTCAATGTACCATTTCCCTGTTCTGAAAAATGAGTGTGGAAATCCCTTTTCATTACCCTTAAAACACCCTAGCTTGTTGGCATGACTCTGTTTATACGTTTCTCCCCCATACTCAATCCGAATGTTTTTATCCTCAATCCAAGCTTGCATAGCTTCTTGCCAGGAGACTGGCTCTTCGACTATTTCCCACTCATGATCGTTAAGTTGAATTAAGTCATATGAGCTTGACGTTGTACCATATTTATCAATGAATGTTGGTTCTCCATTTTTAAAGAAATAAATTAACTCACTAGTAGCCTTTTTAAATCTAGCCTTCGGATTTTCCAATGCATATTTGTAAACTTCCCAAGTTTTCATCTTAGTTCCCCCCCCTATCCTTCGTTAGCAATTGCTACAATAATTGCCACAACCACTATCAAAAGGACAATTATTGCACTCCCCCAGATGGGTGCAAGCACCCAGAACCAAGGCCATTGAATATAGTTCATCAGCTTCAAGGTTATGAAAACGATTGCCAACAAGCCTGTGAAACTAATACCTCCACGTCCGTTATTATTACTAGCCATCAAGATCACTCCTTCTTTTTTAAAATTTAATAGCAGCCTCTATTTCTGCCTCGAACCTCAAAATCTCTGCCCTGAGCTGCTTTAAGGTAGTTGCATCAGAGTCTAATATTTGTTGATGTAAGATGCATTTAATGGCTTGCTGTATCGTCCTGAAGTACCCTAGAGTGGACGTTGATTCCTTACCAAGGTTATCACTCCCAGCTTTCCTAATGATGCCCTTCTGGATCACCATGATCTGAACACTGTCCGATTGAATACGGTATTTTTCGTTAATATCGATCTTCATGTTGTTGCCTCCTTTTTGCTTTTACTAAGGTCTTCCCCACAAAATGGGCAGTAAGTAAACATCATGTTAATTCGATCATGCTTAGCCCGTTTACCAGCTTGGTATTGAATGATTACCGGGGCACATAACTTAACTGTCCCATCAGTTAGATTAATTGATTTGCTTTCAAACTCGACAAATGGGTCAACTACTTTTGGGTGATTTTCTAGGTATTTAGTCTTACAGAGACTTTCTAGGTGCTCGACACAATCACACATTTTTACCCCTCCTTTACCCACATTTACTTGCTCCACAGTTGGTGCATTTTTCACAGCCTTCAATCCTACGAACGGCAGCTGCTCCACAATCTGGGCAGATATCATCAGCAGTTCCTATGTCAACCTTCTCAGCATCGAGATCTTCCTGAGTTTTGATGTAATCCTGTTCTAAATAATCTTTCAGCACTTTTCCGATAGCATCCGGCAGACTGTCAACTCGTGTTGGACCGAACCCAATAGGATTGCTTCCTTTGATGCCGATCAGCTTGCTAGTCAACCATTTGAGCTTCTGTTCTTGTGGGAGGCTAGACAACCGATCTGATAAACTTAGGGTTAAGAGGATTCCCAAGCTGTCCACAATTGCTCTAATGTCTGAACCAACTTGACCAAGCTGAACAAAAACTTCTTCAATGTCCATGCCGTCCGAAGTGTTCAGAGTGACATACATCTTTCCCAGTGGAGTTGCTTGTTTCACGGTCAATCCTCTCAGCACTTTTGGACGTTTCTTGAACTCTTTTGTCTCGATCAGTTTCACAATATTTTCCTCCATCAGCTTTACAACAGTAGAAGTAAATTCAACATCCTTCTTTGCATATTCTTGAGCCTCTGTACTCATGGTCAGATCTTCAAGCTTGGCATTTTCTTCTTTCACTGCCAGCACTTGCCCTGCCCTACAACCATCACGATAAACTGTGACTCCTTTGCATCCTGTTTCGTAGGCTAGAAGATAAGCCTGTTTCACGTCTTCAACAGTGGCATCGGCTGGCATATTGATTGTTTTAGAGATAGCTGCATCCACGTACTTTTGAATCGAAGCTTGCATCAAAACATGTTCTTTTGGTGTAATTTCACTAGCTCCAACGAAATATGACGGAAGTTCTGTTTCTTCTGGATGCTCTGCTCTCCATCTCTTTGCAATGCCAACCTCTTGTCGTACAGTCGTTCCAACTCTACTTGCACGGAAATAATCAAATGCATAGTAGGGTTCAATCCCTGTTGCACACTCATAGTCAGGTAAATTGTCGATCACCGTCCCAGTGGATCCAGTCGGTGCTTGAGTGAGAAGAGCTGCATTTCTCAAGGATAGTGGAATGCCCCCCATCCCTTTTGTGATCTTACAGAGAAACGAACTAGGTGATATTTGAGTAGGATCATAATTTGAGAAATTGCCTTTTTCTTTCCCTAGATCAATGCTTGCTTGATAAGCTGTTCTAGCAATAAACCCATTCAGCATTTCCGAAAACTCTTCTGCTTCCAGGGACCCATATTTTATTTCCATGTAGATCAAGACTGTTGCCAGCCCCATCGTACCCATGCCGATCCTTCGGTCACCCATCTGTACTGCTTTGATATCTTCATCGAAGTAAGGGGTGTAATCGATGATATTGTCGTTGAACCGAACCCCTGCAATGATTGCTCGATTCAGTGCAGTGTAGTCGAGCTGCCACTTGCCATTGTGTTGTTGCTTGAAGAGAAATCTTGGGAGGTTCAAGTGAGCTAAATTACAGACCCCATCGGGGGGCAAAGGTTCTTCAGCACACGGATTTACAGCATCAATGTCCTCGAAGTAGCTGGTATTAGAAAGTGCCTGTGCCCGATCCATAAAGAGGACCCCAGGCTCGGCTGACTTGTGGGCCAACTCACAAATCTGATCAAACAGCTCGTTTGCTTCGGGATACCCGAAGTCTACGTCCTCCATGAAATCATCTGTTAAATTGACTGATAAGTTAGCCCCAGTTAACCGTCCAGCAGTCTGTTTTGCCATTATGAACTCAAGGATGTTCGGGTGATCCACGTTCATGACCAACATCAATGCTCCTCTACGTTGGCCCCCCTGACTGATCAAGTGTGGCACCAAAGCATAAAGCTCACCGATCTCCACGGCATTTACACTTTGCTTTGTTAATAACCCAACTACAAAATCAAAAAGCTTCATCCAAGAGATTGCTCCAGACGAAGTTCCATCGATCCCTTTCACATATGCACCTTTTGCCCTTAGGTTTGAGAAGTCCACCAGAACATGCTTATCTTCATAGATCAACTTGACCATCTCCATGAGGGCATCAAATATTCCGAATCTAGAATCCTCAACTTTAATTACTTGAATCAATTGAGTTGTTGGGCAACCAATCACGATTCCATTCGAGAAATTATCTAAGTTTAGACCCTCATATTCTGAATGTGTTTTGGGTAGGAAGAATGTAGGAGCACAGAAGCTGTCTGGACCTGGGATTGACACTGGAACGGAGCTGATATTTAGACCACATCCACACCCAAAAGCCATTGCATTTGCTTCTTTCTTTGCAATATGCAGAATCTCTATCCAATTTTCTAAAGGAGTGTTAAATTCACTACAGTTAGGAGATGGCAACACAAGGCAATTGTAAGCAGATAGGTTTGATTTTGTAAGATGGAACCCTGTAAACTCTTGGCCCAGCATATTTTGGATTCGTCCCCCTGGCACGTACCGATACCCATCAAGCAACCAACGAAACTCAGATTCAATGTCCTTCTTATTGAAGGTCTCTACACTAGCTGATCCAGCTGCCCATCGTGACCACATCTGACTAGGTTTTGTTTCTTGTACTAGTCTGGCATGCTCATAAAGGACTGTGTACTTGCCTGATCCATCATGGGCCTCTACTTCTAAGCATCCTATCTCAGACAGTTGGTGCAAGATCGTTCCTACAAGCTGAGTTTCTTTACCTCTTTCTTTGACAAAAATAACGACATCTCCAATTTTTGCACTGAAGATGTCGTTGCTCGTGATTGCATATCGGTCATATGAGATTAATTCGGCTAATGAGCCACGTCCAAACTCTAAGTCTTTGCTCTTGAATTGATACACTTATTTACCTCCTACTTTCTACTCGACTTGTCTCTACACCGAACCATTGCCTGTTTTATTCAAATTGTCACTGTGAAATAGAAATAAATATCTTGTTGTCGATGCCGTTCTTTATGACTTCAAAATCTATATTCTCGACCACCAAGTAATTATCGTCCACACCGATCACCACTTTAAGCACATCTGCAAATGCCTCTAAGAAATTAATGGCATCACCACGATTAGAAGGCTTTTGGCAATAGTAGCTTAGATAATACTTCTGCTTCTTTTTCCATTCGATCCCTGCACAGGCCTGGGTTAGCACTGACTTAAGATACTCTCTCAACTGTTTGTGTTCCGGCAAGGGGTAGGTCTTTCCACTTCTGGTACGACCTTCAATTTTGTTCTTGCTGTAATTGTAATCAAAAGGAATCGAGACCAGCACTCTATGAGTAACACTGGCCTCGGTGTGAAAAGGGTAAATGATAGGTGCTGGCATACTATCTCCCCTTCCCACAAGTTGTTTTGTAGGAGCAGAACAGGCACTTTTCTGGATCTTTTGCAGGAGGCTTTTTAGCTTCAATGGCACGTACAATTCTTGCCAACCGTTGAAGTAATCGATCTACCATTTCTGGGGTTACAACAACATGGAAGTACTTGCTATCCTTAGCTGCTATACGGCCCCACTGTGGTTTTTGCAATGACTCAATGTGAATTATGCAGTCGTAAATTTCTAGCACGGCTGAATATGAAATGCACTGCAGCACGTAAGGAAGAGGATCTTTGATCTTGGTCAGATTACTTAGCTTATCTTTCGTTTTGTACTCCCAAATGAACTTTAAGCCTGTTTCCATGTCTAACATGAGACCATCCAACCGACCAGAAAGGGTGACCATCGTGCCTCCCACATCAAAGGTTTTCCGAAGCACCATCTCAGTTTCTAGTAGTTTAAATCGGCAAGGCAGCTTATTCTCTGGTAGCTTCGTGTGCATCGTTTTGAGATCAGCTTGCATGACTTCGTGAGTGCCAGTTCCGTTACGAGGAATCCTAGCCCTCCAACCAATCTGAGATTCTGCTTCATCAGCCTTTGCATTAGTGTTGATGTAGTATAGCTCTCGGTCACATTTCGTTAAGCCGGATGGACTGAACTTTATCTCACGTCTCGGATATCTTGTCTGAGGAATGCTATACAAGTCTTCCATCTGGTCTGCAAATTCATCTGATAAATCTCTAGGTCTATCTACTACAGGAGCTTCTGGGGCTACTGGAACTCTAGGTTTACGTGGAGACTTTGGAGATTTTGGTACTCTTGGTTCCTGCTCATTAAATAGATGCATCTTCAGTCTCCTTTTCCTCTTCAAAAAACGAAGCAAATGCTGGGGTGCTATTACCAACAAATGCTCCGAGTATATTAAATTCAAACCATTCAGCAGCCTCTTCTTGGTCCTTCATGCCCTGCTGTACTAGAATCGAGATCACTTTGTCACGATCATATAAGGCCAAAACAGGGGTCCCAAACTGTTCTACATATCCGGCAATGGCACCGTCAAATTCAATGCCCAAAAACATAGCTTCCTCGTTCATTTCACCGATCTCTTCACGACTCATAATTTTCAAAGTGGGATTCCCCTTTTCTTCTATTAAAATTCAAATTCAGTGATTATGGGAATTTCATCGAAACTACCAACTAGCAGATCAATAATGTCACCTTTAATTTCACTGAAATTGTTTGCTTTGTCCCTCAAAAATTGGGGCAACTCAGCAACTGCATCGTCAACTTCTATTTCAACTGTGAACTTTAATTTCATAATGCTTTCCTCCGTTTTCTCTCTGCAATTAGTCCAATGAAAGCTCTTTGCTGACTCAACCATTTTTGAGGGTGAAGAGGCCTATAACTGAATGTGTATTTAGTGGTTTGAGTAAGCCTATACGTTTTATCAGCCTCCTCTTGCAACTCAGGGGCTTTACGAATTAGCATTGCAATCGTGTTTCTCAGATGGGAGTCACTCATTTCAGTAAAAAAAAGAAACTGCCGATCAGCAGTTACCCAAAAATCGTATTTAAGTCGGTCAAGTGTGGTCAGGCTCATTTACTCCACCCCCACGTAATCTTCAGCAAGTATATCCGTCTGACTTGCTAACCAAGGTACTTGATGCCCATCAGCAGTAAACATATAGATATACGGCAAACTCATTTTTGAATGAGCATCGGGAACTTGCAACTTTAACCACATTCCTTTGCCATTCCATCCCTGTCGGGCAACTTTATATCCCATCTTTAGCAGTGCAATAGCTACTCCAAAATTACATTTTTCTTTTTCCATTGGTTCAACACACTCCTTATACTCTTCAGATGTCATTTTTCTTTCACCCCTATAATCTAATTTGCTCCCACAACAATCACAATTCATTTAAGCAAACTCCTTCGGTTTACAATTTTCAAAGTCCCATTCGTCCAACCCATACT